GTGAGACCAGGCTGGTCTTACTGGGGTAACGAACCAGAGAAGTTCGATGGCAGAAGCAGAGTTACTGAGCCGACATGAAAAAGGTGCGTGGGCAGAGGCTGTGGCAGCAGCGTGGCTCCTCGAAAGAGGATTTTACGTTTGCGTCAATTTTGCAGCCCAAGGGCCCATTGACCTCGTTGCTGTAGATAAGCAGGGACGGTGTTTTCTGTTTGACGTAAAGTACATCTCGCGGACCCAGAAACGCAAAGACATAGGCACCTTCCGAATTCGTAGCGACTACCAGAAAGCTCTCAAGGTACGACTTTTTATTCTTGACCATGAAAAAAATGTTACCATAGAGCCTCCCTTTGAAGAGGTCGAGGATGACTGACCAAGATAACCTGCCCCTAAAAATTAGATTTCAGGTGGGCAAAGTGCAGCGAGAGCTGGCAATCTGGGCCGAGGATATGGAAGAAGCTAAGGACTTCGCCCACTTATCTCTCAGGACCGCTGTGCAAGAGCTGGAGGAGACTGGTGGATCTGCCGAGATATTCGACCTGCACACCAACAAGAGACTCGGAAAAATGGCCGTTCTTTTTGATGCAACAGGGCCCCTTTCTCACGAACAATGGACCTGGATCTCAGAGGAGGAGAAAAAGCACTTGCATTAGACTTTTCGTCCTATATATTTGGATACCTGACCTATCACATGGTCGGCCCTTCAGTTCACCCGGTTCTCCAGTCGGGTGAACACTCCCTCAGCGGGCTGGGGTTCTTTCACCTTTCTTTCCTCACCCGCTGAGGCTTTTTTAAGGTAAGCACCATGACCGTAGTTGATTTCCCCCAACCACCACAGGCCGATCCAATCGCTTGTGCTGAATGCAACTCCGGCAAGTTTTTTGTTTATGAGGATAAACACTTCCGATGCTCCAACTGTGGCTTTCCCTACGACTGGGACAGCTTTTTTGGAACCCCTCCCGGTGGCGAAGAGCAGTTCGAAATTTCTTTCCAACCAGATCAAGAAATTCTTGATGAACTCAACTGACACTGATAAGAAGAGTACTTCTCTCTCCGTAGAGCCCTCCGGTGTTGATCCTCTCTCGCCAGGGGGCTCTGTCGTTTGGGGCCAGTGTTGGAAATGCAGCTCCGTTATGATCCAAGGCGGAGACCATGACTGTGATGAAGATTCAGAAGAACACCTGATAGTCTCCAACTTTACATGTCCAGAATGCGGCTCCTACGCTCTCTTTTATTGGAGTTGACAGTCCAGTCTACATATGGGATAACTCCTTAAAGGAAGAAAGGAGCGACCATGGACAGAGACATGGCTACCACAATTCTCACGATGAGAGCATCCCACCACAGCTGGGATGACATTCACATGCGCTTTTCCCAAAGCTATCCAAGCCCCGCAAGGGTACGGGAAGCCACTAGGGCCTTTGGCAAGGACAAGGGCTGGGACATCAGCTGGGCGTTCCCCCAGTCCAACGGCGGAAAGGGCGCTATTCAAATTCCATCAGACTGGAAAGAGAGGATTAAGCGATGACGACATATGCGACGGAGTTAAAAGAAATGAGGGACGCTAATCGAGACCCCGTCCCTGAACTTCCTACAATAGAGAAGGGAGTGGCTATCCCCCCTAATAGGAGCTTCTTCTCACATAGCCGCCTTCCTGCGCTGATTGCACAGATGGAGGTTGGAGACAGTTTTTACTGTGAGGAAATAGATTCACGTAGTGTGGAGAGTGTGCAAGGAACAGTGAGCTACTGCACAAAGAAACTGAACGCGAATAATACAGGACTCTGTGCTGTGAAGTTCACCACCCGTTCTTACCCTGCAACGTCCAACAAACCAAGGGGCGTTCGGGTGTGGAGAATTAAATAACCAACGAGAGGAAGAACCAATGCAAAAGATTAATTTGTCTTTGAAAAATGTTACCGCGATCCCCGTAACGAAAGCACTACGGGCTGTAAAAGGCGATTATATTCTCGTGGAGGAGGACGGCTCGACTAGCGTAATAGCGCCGCCGGTCTTTCGTGCTATGAGTATCTTACAGGGCCACAGTGACCACTCTGCCCCACGAACGCCAAAGGGCAAGTCCAAGCATCTCTGGCGGCAGGTCTGGCCCAAGATTAAATTGGCCCTAGAGGCAAATGGTGAGTTGACCACCTCGCAACTGGCAACTCTTATAGATGTCCCGTGGGGAGGAACGCCCACTGAAAATCGGAATTATATCGGTAGTATTTGCCGACGTATGAAAAATGAACTCGAAAGCGTGAAAGTGGAGGCCCCTAACGTAAAAGGCGAAGTGAGGGTTCTATCGCTCTGGGCCCTGAAGGATCGGACAACCCAACCCCTTACCAATGGGGGGTTGCATGACTGACTTATACAAGGCAATGATGCCATGCCCTCGGTGTCACGGAAATGGCTATGTCCTTGACAAGAGGTTTCCCGCGCCCCACCGCCCAAGAGGTTTCTGGGTTGGAACCAAATATCCCCCAAATCTGACATCGGTCCCTGGAGAGGTACATATTGACTGCGACCTCTGCGACTCGCAAGGTGAGGTACCCACTACAGCAGACGTTCAAGAACAGGAGGGCCAACAATGAAAACTCCAGAGGGTATCGATAAGGTGTTTTGGCGTTTTGAGTATCGAAACCAAAAGGTGAGGGAGAGCTTGTTCATTCGTTCCAATATAGGGAAAGAGATTCAGCGGATAAAGGAGAACTTAGACGTTGACGTAGTGGGGATAGGTGTTGACCCGGAGGGGGGAACTACCGAGCTTTTTTTATCAGAACAGGAGGGCCAACAATGAAATATATCGAACTCTTCGGGGTCCGCTATCCACACATAGTCATTGAGTGGAAAGATATCATAGGAGCGGGCTCCTTCGGCACTCCGGAGGAGACACGGGAACTCGGGTGCCCGTCTATGGTGACGGAAGGCTACCTTTTTGATGACTTCGAGGAAGATGGCGAGAGGTACATCCGGACGTTTGGGAGCTACCAGACTTCGGAGGAGCCCAGCTTTGCCGACAGAAACTGCTTTCCCTTTCTCGTACTCACCAAGAAAAGCAGACAGGACGTGGAACTGGCGCTCCACTTTATGCAGAATAATGGCTATCGTCTGGAATTTAGCGGTGGGCCCTGATGCAGACGTTTCTCCCCTACTCCTGCTTTGACCTTACGATGGAGTGCCTCGACTACCGCCGACTTGGTAAGCAGCGGGTTGAGGCCTTCCAGATCTTACGTGCTCTGCGCGGCGAGACAGACGGCTGGACCAACCATCCAGCGACAAATATGTGGAGGGGCTATGAGGACGGCCTCGCCCACTACATGAACTGCGCTATCTTTGAGTGGGTTAAGCGGGGGTACAAGAACAGTATGGCGCTGTCCCAGCTTACCGGCCCATTGACCAAGGTGGAGTTTCCAAAGTGGCTGGGAGATGTGGCCTTCCACAAGGCGCACCAATCCAACCTGCTAAGAAAAGATCCCGAGTTCTACAACTTCGATGTTCCGAATGACCTCCCCTACATCTGGCCTAACTGATGCTCACACGCATCCATGTAAACCAACACGTCATTAAGAAGAACCGCAAGACAGGGCAGAATGAGCCCGTCCTCACGGTTAAAACCTACAAGTCAAACACGTACGCACATAGCGTCACGGTCCATGGTCCTTCCAAGGTGGTCTATCAACCAGACAAGCCTCTGAGCTGCGGGGCTCACGTCTGGATCGAGACCGCTTCGGAAGTCACGACCAATTAGCTCTTTCTTTTAGGTATGGGATTTGCTAGGATGTAAACAGTTAAAAGTTTTAGCTGTTTGACATTGTGCAATCCAAGATACGTCTTTAAGAGGCCGTGGTCCTTTATAAGAGAGGAACAAACTATGGCTACAACAGAAGAGTCTTATATTGCTGGTGGTGAAAATGCCGCCGGGATGATTTCCGATTTTATCGGAAAAACCGTATGCGTCGCTTGGGTCAAGGACCAAGACGCTCTGAGAAATAACTTTGAACCCCAGATCTCGGTTCAAGGTCAGCTTGAAGGAAGCAGCGAAACGGGGAAGTTTAGAGTTCTGCTAGACGACAACACCTACTCTTACTTCTACGATAACTGCGTCTGGATGATCGGGTACGACGGTCAGAAATTAGTGACCGATAAACAACGACCAGTGATCTTTATCAACTAACCATTAACCATGGACCACGGCCTCTTAAAGGCGTACCACAAACCGTACCATATAGAGGTATTTCTATGAATATGTTTTTTTACAACTGGTGAGTCCAGAGACGGTACAGGTGTAGTTTGTGCTACGCTGCTACAACCCTATATAGTATAAAAGGAATTCCGGTTGGAGGTGTACCATAACCTGCATCGCCAAATGTTGCTAAACGTGGTAGAAACAGCTATTTTTAGTTAAAATGTCTCTTAAAACCTAGTAGTCTAACTGAAACTAACTATAACAAGCAAAGCACAAGCCCAATTTGGTGGTACGGTGGTGGGACAGCGTTGTTTTGGAAGGAAAAAGTGATGGCGAGGCCAAAAAAGGGAACGGCTCTAGTGGACAAGCAGCTAACACGAAAACAACAGAAATTCGTGCTTGAATGGGTAAGCAACGATGGTTTACAGACGAAGAGAGAGTCAGCTATTAAGGCGGGTTACCCAGCCACGTCAGCCCATTCTAGGGCGTATGAACTCACACATCCAGAGATATCGCCGCACGTCTGCCGAGCCATTGCTCAGTACAGGGCCGAGCTTGATGAGAAATACGCTGTAGACTACAAGCGAAGCGAGCGCTCGTTGCAGGTCATTCGAGACGCCGCTTTGGAGAGTGGTGCATTTTCGGCTTCTGTACAGGCGGAAATAGCGAGGGGTAAGCTGGCTGGGTTGTAGACCAGCAAGTCGGAAATCCGTACGGGGTCAATTGATTCTATGAATAGACAGGAGGTTGAAGATGCCCTCAGACAGCTTTCAGAAGGCCTTGGACCAATTATCGACATCACACCGCAAGCAGAAGCAACTCCCAGCGATGAAGAACATCGAAGCGGGGTTCTGGCAGATATTGAAGACGAGCCTGAAGAAGAC